TTGACCACCATAAATACAATAAGCTGAATTTTGTTCATGTATCCTTAAACTAAAAGAAGCTAATGCTATTTTATTTACAATAAATGTTTCTGTATATATATCTAAAGATTTACTAGTAAAAATATTTAATGTAATTTTTAATTGTGTTTCATTATAATTAGTTAATGTTGCTCTTATAGAACCGTATTTATTATAATGTGAATATGTTCCTGTACTAATATTTTCAAATGAAGAAGTAGTATTACCATCTAAAATACTACCTTTTATATTAGTTGACGGTGATATATTTAAACCACTTGTAACAGTTCCAAACTTACTTAATAAATAATCATATACAGAATTTTTTACAGAAATTAATTCATTACTAACAGTATTATAAGCACCTAACCAAGTAGATTTTGTTATAGCTACCATATTTTGAATAACTAAAGGAGCTGTTTCTTTTAATTCGTTATAAACTGCAACTGCATCTGATTGACTAGCAAAAGTTAATCCTAAACCAGTAACTACAGTCATAAATGCTAGAGCCTCTTTACCATTACCTCCAAAAACTGATGCAAAAGAATTATCAATAGCATAAACAGGTGTTATTATTGAATTTATAATTAATAAAATTGTGATAATTAAAATAAATTTATTATTATACATAAATTACCTCCTATAAATTAAAAAAAGAGGTGTAAGCCACCTCTTTTAATTTGGCTTTTATGAAGCCATGCCTCTAAATTTTCTCCAAAGCAATTTAGCTCCGAAGAATAATGCACTAAGTCCAATTGCAGCTGCTATTACTGGAGCTGCGTCTGATGTTAAACTTGATGCTTGACCTGTGATGGCAGTTACTACTGCATTTGTATCCATATAAATACCTCCAAAAATTTTAATTTTTATATATCTTTAAGAAATCTCATAGCCAACAAAGCAAAATATAATAAAATTACGATTAAAAATGACATTTCTAAAATTGATAATGAAACATCATTAAAAATTTGTTGACAATGGAAATTAGCTAAAGTTTCAATTGTTTGTAAATCCATAAAATCACCTTGTATTGGAGAAGAATATTGCAAATATTAAAACTATAGAAATAATGAAAATTGCAACTTCTATACCAAATATCCATTCAGAATATACATTTGATTTTGCTTGTAAAGTTATTAATTGACCTAACAAATTATTAACTTCTGCAAATGATGATGTATAGTCTATTAAAGTTTCCATTTTTTAAGCCGTCTTTAAAAGCTCTAAATTAACTGTTCTAAGACCGTTAATATTACCATTATAAAAAGTTACTTCAAACATTACTTTTACTTGTGATAATTGTTTAATGTCTTGTGGTATTAAAACTCCATCAGCAACTAAACTTGAAAAAGAAGTACCATCATCATTTAGGAAATTTGCCATAGTATACTCTTTATTAGTTTTTTTAGACACTTTTCGTGTTATGCCTGTTATAATTTTTTTCTCTTCAAATCGCATAATTACCTCCTATAAAATATATTTTCTTTATTATACAATACATAAATGTATATGTCAATACATTTATGTATTGTTTTAAACATTTTTATTTACTAATATACATTTTGACATATAATATGTAAAAATGGGGTATAATTAAATTAAAGGAGTGAATAATATGATTAATCATATTAAAATTAAAATTGCTATGTTGGAAAACGAATTGACAGTTAAAGAGCTTGCAGAAAAGCTAAATATTAATGTAAATACTGTTAGTAGATGGATAAATGGAAAACATCTTGAAAATTTTGATGTTTTTTTAAACATGCTTAAAATTTTAAAAATCGACATTGATGATATCAAAAAAGGGTAGTATTAACTACCCTATAACCTCGCCAGTTTCTAAATCAATTATTTGATTATTTTTACTATCTTGTGACCATAATTTAGATTTTAAATACTCTTTCATATAAAAAGATGAATTATCACAAAGTGACCTATACCAATCAGAACGATTTTTCCTAGCATAATTACAAAGTAAATAAAATGATACTACATTATATTTTTCACAAAAGTCCTGCATTTCTCCCATTATTATGTATTTATCTGTCACTAAACCTATAATACCAACATAATCAGCACCACAAATAGATTTTACATCAACTTGAGAATATTGTTGTTTTTCTGGGTTGTCCAAATGACATAAATATCTTGCATAACCTCTAGTAGAATTTATTATTTCACATCCAACTCCACCAATTTTTTTAAAATTTTCAGTTGCCTGTTCAATAGTTTTAACAGTATCATACATCATCATTACATGATAATGAGACTTTTTAACCTCTCCAGTAGGGTTTAAATCTTTATCATGATAAGGAGAAATAAAAGATTGAACACAAAATGACTGTAATATTTCTTGCCAATCTGATGGAGCACTATCCAAGTAAACTACTGTAGCAAAATTCCTAGTTCTAGTTGTTGCTTTTTTATCAGACATTTAATATAATTACCTCACAGTTCTTAATATTTACTGTTTTTAATTACCCAAAATAATCAATTCAATGAACAGTGAACACTGAACACATGGGGGGGTGTCGTAGTTCCCCCCCACAAAAAAATTTAAAAACCTTTTTAAAAAATACATCATTTGCGAGCCTAGCTCGCTCAAAATTTCAATTTTTTTGTTAAGTTAGAGTTATTTACCTTTTTTTTAAGTTACGCGTTCCAAAAGTACTTCGGTACGTCTGCGGGTTTTATCGGTTCCAATAGTCTTACGATTTTTTATTTTTTTTTAGGGTTAAAAGTCGTCAACCTCCAATTCTTCAACACTTGGTAAAATGTCACCATTTTGTATAGCCTCATATTTTTTTTTATACATATCATAACATTGTATTAACATTTCATTTAAGGGCATATTTTGACGTATAGCGAATATTTTCATATCTTTAAGTATTTCATTATCAACACGTAGTGTAAATTTAGATTTTTCCATATATTAGCCTCCTAAGCGGTTTTATGGTTTACCGCAAACCATTAAATTAATTGTTTTATTTGATAAATTTAATAATTATAATCTTCTTCATCATAATTATAGAAATTTACTGTAACTACTACTTTTTCATTAATTTCTATATTTGTCGACCAATCATTAATATCTTTTATAAACAAATGATTATTAAAAACTTTCATTTCTAAAATATTATCATAACTTGTTTTGCAATTTAATAGAGTTTCATTAATTTCAATTTGCATATAATTATCATACATTTTAAAACCTCCTATATATTAAAATTTATGTTTTATCTATTAGTAATTAAATTTCTTAATTCTGTATGTTGTTCTAACGTAATTTCATTTTTAAATAAACATTCATTAACATATTGCTTACCTTTTATTGCAATTATAGCTTTCATAGTTTTATCATTTTCTTTTCTAATTTCATAAATAAATTCATTAACATTATCTAAAATACTTTCATAAAAATCTAACATTTTTATTACCTCCAGGTGTTTTTTATTTATAACTTATTATAACATATAGACGTCTAGGTGTCAAGAGGTTTTTTTAATATTTTATAAATATTTTTATAAATAATTTTAAATAGAAACAAGCGAATTAGAGCATTCCTCGCTATCGCTCCTCTGCTCCAATTCGCTTGTTTTATCATCAATTTTTTTATCATCAAATGTCTTATAAGAATTATAAAAATTTGATATTTTCTTGGTATAACGTATTATCTCATGCGATATTTTCATACGTTGGCCATACCATCTTTCTATACATAGAAAATATGAAAATGGTAAAAACCAAAAAAAATTATTCATTTTCATATGTGAAACTTCATACTCGACCAAAGAACGTATTTGTTTATCAATCATTTTATCAAATTGACAAATTAAAATAAAATTGAAATGATATTTTCTATGCTGACTAAAAAACTTTATCCAAGACATTCTAAGCTTAGAATTTGTTCCCCAATCTCTGCAATTAAAAAGAATTTGTGCTTCATCTAATACAACCAAAGTTTGGCCCTCTATCATTGAAACATGATTTTTTTTATCAAATTCAATTAATTTATCAATGGTAACTTCGGAATTATCCCAATATGTTAAATTTTTATCTAAATCACCAGGGAAATTTAATTCAAAATTTGCAATTACTCTATTAAATTTTTTTTGTTTCAATCTATAATAAATTTTATAAACTGCATGATAACTCTTACCACTACCAGGTGTACCACTATATAACCAAATCATATAAATACCTCCTATTCAATTGCTTTTATCCATCTTGCAAAAATGCTGTATAAATAAAATATTCCAACAGACACAAGCCAGGTTTCCATTATTGAAACAAATTCATAAATTGGCAAGAAATAATTTATCTGAGAAATTAGATCCGAAAACTGAGAATTTTCTATAATCCTAAAAGGTGAAGTTGGAAGTAGATTATACAATATAGAAATTACAGAACCAACTAATTCTATTACTTTATTTATAACAAAGAATAAACCACTAATTAACATATTAACCTCCTACCATTTTATAAAATCTCTTGTTTTTGAAATTAAGAATATTATAAAAAATACAACTGATGTATATCTTGCAAATGCTATTGGTAAACTAATACTTGATAAATCAATAGGCTGATATACTGAAAAATATTGAGTATCTAAATCAATAGCTAAATTAGGTGTTGATGGAGAATTTGCAAATGATTTTATAGCATTGTATAAATCCCAAGGTATACTAAAAGGAAATTTATTTCTAAAATCAACAAGACGTAAACTATCAAAATTTAATGCTAAATCTGTAGGTATTACAAATATATTTGTTAAAGTTTTTAATAAATTTGCAATCCAATTTGTTATTCCTTGTAATAATCCTGTTATACCTCCTATACCTGTTAAAACATCAGTTGGAGCAGATGTACCAACTTCTGGATATGGTAAACCATCTACGTTAAAATCTCCTACTGTTAAAGTTCCCGTACCTGTATCAGTTAAAGAAGTTGTGTTTGTACCTGTTTGTAAATATGTTTCGACATCAGAATAAGTATTATTATCAGCAACATTACCCATATAATCATCAATAGTACCATCAAAATATTTTGATATACTTCCGTCAGAATTAGTTCTTTCTTTTAAATTTATATCAGGAAAAAATGGTGGCGGTAACATTATAGGTTCAGTATCGTCAGGATTAAAATTTCCATCTAATACACCTGCATCTGATGATATATTTACAGATATAGTAGAAGAATCTGATTGTGGTATCATATGTTCATATATAGTCCAATTAATAGGAGTAAATTTGCTTGAAGAACTTGAACTTATACCTCCCACACCTTGACCACCATAAATACAATAAGCTGAATTTTGTTCATGTATCCTTAAACTAAAAGAAGCTAATGCTATTTTATTTACAATAAATGTTTCTGTATATATATCTAAAGATTTACTAGTAAAAATATTT